TAAACGAAAGCCTCGGCATTAGACCCGTTGTGATTAACTCATCCCTTGTCTCCGCTCAGAATAGAGTGCGCTTATATTGGAGCAACATACAGACGAAGAGCGAGGGGATATGGGGCGAGCTGCTCACAGACATCCCACAGCCTGCCGACCGAGGCATCTACATCGGAGACATCCTCGACGATGAAGTGGACGAGAAATACTATATGCGCAATCTCTCTATCAACGAGGAGGCTATTGAAAGCATAGCCACTACGAAGGAAGGGAAGGCATCAGGCGTAGTCAAGCTCGACAAGAAGCTAAAGCCAAAGGCTCAGCAAGACAAGGCCTCTTGCCCAACAGCTGGAGGGCACAGTGGAGGTAACCACTCCGATATGGACATCTTGTATATAGGCTTATACCAACGTGGGCGTGGCTATTTAAAGTCAAGAGTTCTCCCAGGCAAATCGCCAACATTAACCTCCAATAATTGGAGCTTTAATAATATGGCATGTGCTATGCGTGGGCGAGGGGACAATAACGAGCAACAGATCGAACTTCGGAAGGATAACAAGAGTAACAGCCTGACGAGCGTCACTAAGGATAATCTGCTAATTACTCCTGGCACTTGGCGCACGCACAAGGATGGGCAGGGCTTCCGCCCGACAACTGGAGGCAAAGCCCCATGCATACCAGCGAGGGCAAGGAACGACGGCAGCGGTCAGCCCGTGGCTAAGATAGGCTATATGCTCCGCAGGCTTACACCCACCGAATGCGCCCGCCTGCAAACCATCCCCGACTGGTATAAGTGGGGATGCTCCGATACCCAAATCTACACGATGCTCGGCAACGGGTGGACGGTAGAGGTCATCAAACACATCTTATCACACATCATCA